ATTGACAGAATATGGACCATCTTTACGAAACCACGGATTTTTGACCGAACGCGGCACATTGGAGACTACAGAGTCGTTGCCAGATGAAGAATCAAGCATTTTGAACCTCCTTAAATACGGACTAAAGGCAGTCCGTGAGCCCTAACCACACACTCCTGCCAGACTCAGAGAATCCGGCATGGTTTGGGGTCAGTTAGCGAGAAGTTTTCCGCTCATGCCTTTGGTCAGGTAGTGATTGAAAATTGCGCTAGGGGTCATGTCGGGCGGAAAAAGGATCGGATCTCCATTTTCTGGCACGAAGATCCACCCGCCAGTACCGTTCACATGACGATAATCTCTCGCGGCTTGTGTGTTTGGGAATGTGCGGAAGGTTTGCATATTCGCTACTCCTTTACGTTGTGTTGATGTCTGTATTCTAGCCATATATCCGGCACTGTCAATACAGCAGTGTGACTATTTATGTGGTGCAGATCACAAATATGAAAAGAAACCGACTCGTTAGGACTTACTACGGCGCGCTAAAGCTCGCTAAACCCTGAAACCAAAGCATCAATTAGATTTAAAGTTAGCGCTCACTTACATCCAATAGTGCTACATGAGCGGATTTATAACCGAAGTGAGCAATCACTTATAGCAAGAACCGCATGGTTGACGTGTCAATACCTAAACACACCTATTTATGACCAATGAGTCAGTAATATTCCATTCTGCTACAGCATTACAGAAGAAGTTAGTACTCACTAACCTGCAAGAGAGCACAGTTAAGCCTCAAACCTGTGAGACAATAACTAAATCGCCTTTCGTCTTTGACTCTCAGGCGATCAATACCCGTTGGGATTAGCTCTCATCCCAAACCCTTCTCTCAAAGCTTTGCTGTATAAACCGCTTGACAGCCAAGTAAGCAGTTACTAACATGGCTCAACACATGGAGTTGAGTACATGCCTGCTGGCGCACCAAAAGGAAACACTAACTCAAGCAAATCAAACAGATTGTGGAGCGAAACAATCCGCAAAGCTGTATTGCAGTCCGACGCGAAAAAACTTCGAGCTATTGCAGACAAACTAATAGACAAAGCAGCAGAAGGCGACATAGCTGCAATCAGAGAGTTAGGCGACAGGCTAGACGGTAAAGCGGCACAGCAGGTTGCGCTGACAGGGCTTGATGACGGCCCGGTGCAAATTAGCTTCACCTCAGCCGATGCTGCAACCCTTTAAGCTCACAGGAAGACAGCAACAAGCACTCGCACTGCTTGGGACAGATGCGCGTCACATCCTGTTTGAAGGTGGCAGCAGATCAGGCAAGACGTTCCTGATACTCCGCACGATTGCAGGTAGAGCGCTCGCAGCAAAAGGCTCCCGCCATGCTGTCCTGAGACTCAGGTTCAATCATGTGAAGGCGTCTGTAGTGCATGACACTTTCCCCAAGATGATGTCACTCTGCTTTCCTGGCGTCCCGTACAAACTGGATAAGACGGACTGGTTCGCAGAGATGCCGAACCGATCACAGATATGGTTCGGTGGCCTGGACGACAAAGAGCGGACAGAGAAGATTCTAGGTCAGGAATACGCGACCATCTTCCTCAATGAAGTTAGCCAGATACCCTATTCAAGCCGGAATCTCGCGCTGACGCGTCTGGCTCAACTCTGCACGTATGAGCGTGACGGAGTGCAAATCCCTCTCAGACTCAAGTGCTACTACGACTGCAACCCTCCATCGAAGTCACACTGGGCATATCAGGTATTCCACGAGTTAAAAGACCCCGAGACTAAACGCCCGATCACCAACAGCCATGAGTACGCAAGGATCAGACTCAATCCACGAGACAACGAGGAAAACCTACCAGGTGAGTACCTGAAGACGCTGGAAGGTCTCCCTGTACGAATGCGCAAGCGCTTCCTCGAAGGCGAGTATTCTGAGGTTGCGCCCGGTGCTCTTTGGACTGACGAAATGATTGACAAGAACCGCGTAGATGAGACGCCCGACTTCCAGCGCGTAGTGGTCGCAGTCGATCCATCTGGCTCAGGAGATGAAGACAATGTCGGAAACGATGAAATTGGTATTTGCGTTGCTGGTCTGGGTACTGACGGCCGTGCTTATGTTCTGGAAGACCTGACACTGAAAGCAGGTCCTCAGACATGGGGAAATGTTGCGGTGACTGCATACGACAGACACCAAGCAGACAGGATCGTCGCGGAGACTAACTACGGTGGCGACATGGTCAGATACGTTGTCCAGTCTGCCAAGCCCGGTGTTCCGTTCAAGAAACTCACTGCATCACGAGGCAAGGCTGTACGTGCCGAACCCATCTCCGCCCTAACAGAGCAGGGGAAGATCAGGTTTGTCGGTACCTTCCCCGAACTAGAAGACGAACTCTGTGCATTCAACACCAATGGATATATGGGTGAGCGTAGCCCGAATCGTGCCGATGCGTTTGTGTGGGCCATCTCCGAACTGTTCCCGGGGATCATCAAGCCGATCAAGGAGAAGAAGACTCCAGAGCCGGTCGTCAGGTATCACGGTTCGAGGAATACGGCAAGCTGGATGGGATCATGAGACAACCACGAACCATTGAAGACGCAGTTAGGCATCTGGACTCAATCGGCTACTTCGGCCCGAACACGAGACGCAAGGCTATCTATCTGGCGATGAGGAATTTATGGGCTACGGCTACAGACTGATAATCAACCGTAGCGGGGTTTGGCTGATGCTTAACGGCAGGATGTTCTCTGTTTATCGTGGGGTGTCTGATCGTAAGTGGCGTGTCAGCGTGTGGGATAACGCATGGCGGAAATCGGGGGTAAAAATTGGCTGACCCGACTGGACTCGCTTCTGCTGCCGAGGTCGCTGACGTACCGACGACCAAGAAAGACAAGTCTCTCAAGAAGAAAGACGTTCTTGACCTTGCCCGTCATCGGATGAAGTTGGCTATTGAGGCATACGGTAATTCCCGTGAAGACGAGTTGGACGACTACAGGTTCTATGCCGGGAGTCCTGATAATCAATGGCAATGGCCGCAGGATGTTCTCAATACCCGTGGGGCTACCCAGGGACAGACGATCAATGCCAGGCCATGTCTCACTATCAACAAACTCCCTCAGCACGTTAAACAGGTCACCAATGACCAAAGACAGAACCGTCCAGCGGGTAAGGTAATCCCTGTAGATGATAAGGCTGATGTAGAGGTTGCCGAAATTCTCGATGGAATGGTTAGGCATATCGAGTACATCTCTGATGCTGATGTTGCCTACGATACTGCCTGTGAAAACCAGGTGGTTTATGGGGAAGGGTATTTTCGGATTCTCACTGATTACTGTGATGATGAGTCATTCTTGCAGGACATCAAGATAGGAAGGATACGTAACTCGTTCTCTGTCTACATGGACCCCATGATTCAAGACCCTTGCGGTGCTGATGCCCAATGGTGCCTGATTACGCAGGACATGACGCGAGATGCGTTTGAGAAGGAATACCCTGACGCTACCCCAATTTCTGAGCTTTCAGAGCAGGGTGTAGGTGACGATCAGATTTCCGCATGGATCAATGAAGACACGGTCCGTATCGCTGAATACTTCTATTTTGAGAACGAACAGAAGACCCTGAATTTGTACGAAACGGGCGATTCTGCGATTGAGGGCAGTCCGCAAGCAAAGCAAGCCGAAGCAATGGGCATGAAGCCCATAAAGACCCGTAAAACCACGGTCAAGAAGGTGAAGTGGTGCAAGATCAACGGGTACGAAATACTGGAAGAAAAGGAATGGGCAGGTAAATACATCCCTGTTATTCGTGTAGTCGGAAATGAGTTTGAGATCGAGGGGCAGATATTCATCTCTGGGCTGGTCAGGAACGCTAAAGACCCCCAGAGAATGTATAACTATTGGGTATCTCAAGAAGCAGAGATGCTAGCCCTTGCCCCAAAAGCGCCGTTTATCGGATATGGCGGACAATTTGAGGGGTACGAGGACAAGTGGAAGACCGCCAATATCAATTCGTGGCCCTATCTTGAAGTCAATGAGACTGCTGTCGATGGGCAAGGCAATCCCCTTCCTTTACCGCAGCGTTCCATGCCTCCCCAAGCATCTTCAGGGGTTCTACAAGCCAAGGCGGGTGCGGCTGATGATATCAAGTCTGTTACTGGACAGTACGATGCTTCTCTAGGCGCGGGGGGGAATGAGAAGTCAGGGAAGGCAATTATTGCCCGTGAAAAGCAGTCTGATATGGGGACGTATCACTTTGTAGATAATTTGGCGAGGGCAGTCCGATACGGGACTCGTCAGATTGTTGATCTGATTCCGAAGATTTACGACACCCAACGCATAGCGAGAATCATCGGCTTGGATGGGGAAACGGATCATGTCAATATTGACCCTGCCCAACAGGAGCCGGTAAGGAAGATTATCGACCCAATGACCGACCATGTAATAGGGAAGATTTATAACCCCTCCGTTGGGAAATACGATGTCTGTGTGACTACCGGACCTTCCTACATGACCAAGAGACAGGAAGCGATGGACGCCATGCAACAACTTCTGCAGGGGAACCCGCAGTTGTGGGGTGTTGCTGGTGATCTATTTATCAAGAACATGGACTGGCCGGGTGCTGAAGAAATGGCACAGCGATTTGCCAACACCATCCCTCCTGAAATCAAGGGAACAGATGACTCTGATAACCCGGAGATGGCACAAGCACAACAGATGATTCAACAGCTTCAACAGCAACTTCAACAGGCAGGTCAGATGCTTGAGAAAGCCAAAGAGTCTGTAGAAGTTCAGAAAGTACAGAACGACCATTTCAAGGCTGATATTGATGCGTACAAGGCAGAGACTGAGCGTATGCAGGTATTGGCCGGAGCAATCTCCCCCGAACAGATACAGCAAATCGTCCTGAAGACGGTGACAGATTTGATGCAATCCCCCTCATTGGAGCAGGAAGAACCCATGATGTTGGAACAGGGAGAACAGCACATGCAGGGAATGGGCGGTATGCCAATGGGCGAAATGCCCCCACAGTCCCCGATGGGGATGCCACCACAAGGAATGTAAATCATGGCACTTAAAGAAGTCACAACCTGTATGGGGTATCAGCAAATTACCTCACTTTCCTCTGCTGCAAGTTTGACGGTTCCCGCGACTACGCCGTTGGGCGCATCTGGAAAACCCAGAATTGCGTTGCTTCAGTGCGAATCGCAGTCCGTTCGGTGGCGTGATGACGGAACTAGCCCGACTGCTTCTGTCGGCATGATTCTGAACGTAGGAGATCAACCTTACCCGTATGACGGTGACTTGACCAAAATCAAGTTTATCGAAACCGCTGCCAGTGCAAAACTGAACGTTAGTTATTACACCTGATGCAATTACGTCAGCCGCTTAACTTGCGGAAACCCCTTCAGATGACGGCGCACAAGATACGCCCGACACTCAATTTGCCTTTTGCTGCAAGCGGAAGTCTTGGGCCGCTCATCACCTACACCGGTCAGAATGGAACATACTTTAACTCCTCCGGTAATCTGACCGCTGCTACAACCAACGTAGCAAGATTCGACTACAACCCATCCACCCTCATCGCAAGAGGACTGCTGATTGAGGAAGCAAGGACGAACCTAGCATTACGGTCTACCGATTTCGGCACCACATGGGCGCTGTTTAACGCAACTGTTGCGGTTGATCAAGTCACAGCCCCTGACGGGACCGTGGCTGCGGACAAACTAAAAGAGGACAACGCAACCGCTGTTCACTACACGTCTCAGAACGTAACGATCACCGCTGGGGCCACTTACACCGTCAGTCTTTTCGCCAAGCAAGCTGAAGATCGCTATCTCCAGATCGGGTTTGATTCTGGCTCTTCGAACGGCGGCTATGCGACTTTCGATCTTCAGGCGGGGACCGTAACGCAATCAGCCAACAAGGGGACTGGTAGCGGGATTGCGGCCTCCATACAGGCGATCAACAATTCATGGTATCGGCTGATTGTGACTACCGTTGTGGATGCGTCCTCAACGGCTGGCCGCATGTTCGTTGTCCTTTCCAATTCCGCCACACCGGGATTTGCGCCGTCGTATTTAGGCACGACAGGGAATGGGGCATATGTCTGGGGGGCGCAGATTGAAGCCGGCGCTTTCGCTACCAGTTATATCGCTACAGCCGCAGCATCTGTCACCCGTGCTGCTGACGTAGCCTCTATCACCGGAGCAAACTTTACGAGCTTCTGGAATGCGACGCAGGGGACGATTGTTGCGAATGTGGCTAAATCAAGCGCGGCGACTGTTGGGTATGCTTTTGTCGTCTCCGATGGTACCCGATCAAACCGGCAGAGAGTTTTCCTGAACACTGATAACAATCAGTACGCAACCGTGACAACTGGCGGGGTTGAGCAACTCACTGGAACAAATCTCAACCTCGGAAGCTGGGCAGCAAACACCGCGAAAAAAGTAACTATTGCCTATCAGGCGAACAACTTCGCCGGGACAAGCGGCGGCGCGGCGCCGGCAACCGACTCAACGGTCAACTTGCCTACCGTCGATAGGCTGTATCTCGGACAGAACGAGAACGGCACAGGCAGTTACCTCAACGGCTGGATTTCATCCCTCCAGATATATCCGGTAGGGCTTACCAGCACACAGATTCAAACTTTATCCACTTAACCGACTAGGCGAATCCTAGGTCCGCAAGGAGAATCAAATGTCTGAAGAACAAGTAGTACAACCTCTAACCGGGGAGCAAATCCCGGTAGCCACGCCTGAACCTACGGCAGGTTTAGAAACGGCCTCGGAACAAGTATCAAACGATGTTAGCGAGGAACAGACGCCGGAAGTCGAGAAGACATTTACCCAAAAGGAACTGGATGAAATTCTCGCAAAACGCCTAGCCAAGGCGGAACGGAAAGCGCAACGAGAAGCAGATCGAAGGATTGCCCAAGCAATACAGGAGGCCCAACCCAAGCAACAAATTCAAGCGGAAGGACGCCCCAAGCCCGAAAGTTTTACGTCGACCGAAGATTACATCGAGGCCGTTGCAGACTGGAAAGCAGGGGAGAAGATTCGCAACGAGTTTGAAGCGCGGGAGAAAGCCCAACTTGAAGAGCGGGCCAAAGAGGAAGTAAGCAGGATTCAAGGAACCTACCACACGCTAGAGGATGACGCGCGGGATCGGTATGACGACTTCGACAAAGTTGCCTATCAGACCCCGTACGACTGCACTCCGGCAATGGCGCAGACAATTCAACTGTCTGACAAAGGTCCGGACCTTGCGTATTACCTCGGAAAACATCCTGAAGAAGCTGAACGTATCGCGCAACTCCCTCCGTTGAGAGCAGCGCAGGAATTGGGGAAGCTGGAATTGAAGATTTCAGAATCGCCAAAAATCAAACATTCTTCCGCGCCAGACCCGATAAGACCCCTTGCGGCCAAGGGCGACCAACCCGTGCGAGATACCACCGATCCGAAATCGGACAAACTCAGCACTCAGGAATGGATACGCCTTGAAAACGAAAGGGAACGGAAAAAGCTGGCGTCGAAAGGTTATCGCTAACAGTTAAAGAAAGGAAATACAGTGAGCAATTCGCTCTTAACGATTGACATGATCACTCGGAAATCTTTGCAGATTTTGGAGAACAATCTTGTCCTGACCCGCAACGTCAACCGTCAATATGATTCTAGCTTCGCGGTTGAAGGTGCCAAGATTGGATCAACGCTGCGCATCCGCTTGCCGGACCGCGCTCTTGTAACCGATGGTGCTGCGCTCAACGTCCAAGACGACAATGAGCAATACACATCCCTCACCGTTTCGACCCAAAAGCATATCGGCCTGAACTTCACCACTGCTGAAATGACCATGCAGTTGGATGACTTTGCAGAACGTGTGCTGAAACCTCGTATTTCGCAACTTGCGGCCTCGATTGATGCTGATACGGCTAACGCCTACAAGAGCATTTATCAGTCCGTAGGAACTCCTGGTACGACTCCGGCCACTTCGCTGGTTCTTCTGCAAGCACAACAAAAGTTGAACGAATCCGCTGCCGACATGAGTCCGCGTTACGCTACCGTTAATCCGGCTGCTAATGCTGCGCTTGTGGAAGGCATGAAGGGCTTTTTCAATCCGACTGGCACAATTTCCAGCCAGTTCAAGTCCGGCATGATGGGTGAAGGCGTCCTCGGTTACAACGAGGTCAATATGTCCCAATCCATCACTTCCCACACCACCGGCACCCGTTCGGCCACTGCTACGCTGACTATCAACGCAACTGTCTCGACGCAAGGGCAATCTACCGTAGCGATTACGGGGGATTCGGGTTCGGCCACGTTTGCCATTGGTGACGTTTTCACCATTGCGAATGTGTATGCAGTCAATCCGCAAACCCGCGTTTCTACTGGCAGTCTTCAGCAATTTACCGTTACTGCGCTGGCAACTGCTTCTTCGGGTACGTGGTCAAGTGTCTCAATCTCTCCGGCTCTCTACACTTCTGCTTCTGCATTGGCGACGGTTAATTCTTTCCCGCAGTCTGGTGCAGCGGTGACGGTGTTGGGTTCGGCTTCTACGCTGTATCCTCAAAACCTCGTTTATCATCGTGACGCGATTGCCTTTGCGACCGCCGATCTGCTGATGCCGCGTGGTGTGGATATGGCTTCCCGCGCCGAGAATAACGGTATCTCGATTCGTATCGTACGTCAGTACGATGTTAATAACGACCGGATGCCGTGCCGTTTGGATGTTCTCTACGGTTACTCGGTAATCCGTCCGCAAATGGCCTGTCGAATCTGGGGGTAAATCATGGGTGTACAGATGCACGAGGATAGGTATGGTGTGGTTAGCCTAAGTTGGACCCCGGCAGGGACTGCCGCTGGCCCGCGTACGGCTTCCCAAACCACACAAATGCTCGGACTAAAGACATCTGACGTTATCCTCCGTGTAGATTCGCCTTCGACCACTGCTGGTTTGGCAGTGATTAGCGGGCGAGTATCTGCGGCGGACACGTTGGAAGTAATGTTCGGGAACTTTTCAACAGGTGCGCTCACATCGGCATCCGGCACTTATCGCGTCCATGTTTTCCGGGCAGAGAATGTGCGGGATTCCGTCATGGCCGCACTGGACTAGGAGATAGATTATGGCACTACCTGCAATTGGTGATGGCGAACAGATTGGTGATGGCAATACCAATGAGACTCTTAACGTAGGCCGGGCAACCCAGCCAGTACAGCTGGGTGGAACTTCGGGTACGGTGGGTCTCTATGGTGCCACCCCTGTTTCACAACGATCCACTACGCTTGGAACGACTGTTGCAACTACGGTCGCGGTTTCGACTACTACGGGTTCTATTACTTCGTGGGGGTTCGCGACCTCGACCCAAGCAAACAACGTCGTCAGCCTGCTGAACTCTGTTTATGCAGCACTGACCAGCGTTGGGATTATTTCAACCTAATCAACACCCCCTCTTCGGAGGGGGATTTCTCAAGGAGCATTGATGAAACTCACTGTCTGCATTCCCTCTTACAACCTTGCCGAATTCATCGGTAAGACAATCGAGAGCGTACAAGCCCAAACTTTTAAGGATTGGGAGCTTTTGATTGAAGATGACGGAAGTACCGACGACTCAATAACCGTAATCGAAAAGTACCTTGCAGATAGCAGAATCAGTCTCTTTAAGAAAGAGAAAAACGAAGGGCAAAACCGAACCACGAACAACCTCATCCATCGGGCCAAGGGAGAATATATCTGTCTCCTTCCTGCGGATGATGTGATTGTTCCAGACAAGTTCCAGAAACAGATTGACTATCTGGATTCTCATCTTGAATGTGGAATCGTTTTTGGTTATCCCGACTTCATGGACCACAATGACAATCCGATACGGTTTGTAGATGAGACAGTCAAAACTGTAGAGAACATGCCAAAGGAAAGTTGGCAGAAACGCTTCATGGTCGGTAATTGCCTATTTATCGCTACTTCCATGTATCGGCGCGAACTACACGAAAAACTAGGCTACATAGACGAAAGCTACAACATTCTTGCTGATCTGGATTGGTATTGCCGTATCGTCGCAGAGAACGAGCTTCATATCATCAAGGAAACACTTGCTCATGTCCGAATGAGGGACAAACTGGCAAATCTCTCCGCCCCCCGGCCGGAGGTCTGTATCAACCATGCAGACGAAATCAAATTGCTGAGAGAAAAGCACATGCCTGTCGTACGGGGGAAAAAGAAGTACATGATTGCTACCCCGTTCTACGAGGTCAAAGGCTACTCCCCTTACATCCGGTCGATGATAAACACTCTTGTTGGGCTGGCAAAACATACAAAAGTAGAGTTTGATTTTGTCGAACTATCAGGAGATTCGTACGTGTGGCGGGCCAGGAACAAACTTGCTGATATGTTCCTCAAGTCAGATTGTTCTCATCTGATCTTTGTTGACTCCGACGAAGGATGGGACCCGGAAGGGTTCTACCGTCTGATGAAAGCTGAAGCCCCTATCGTTGGAGCGGCTTATCCCGTAAAGAACAATTGGGAACACTACGGGGTTGCTATTGATGTCAATGAAGATGGAACGCCAAAAGTGCGGGATGATGGTTTGATTTACGCATCCAAAGTTCCCACGGGGTTTATGAAAATCTCCCGTAATGTGTTTGAACGCCTGAAAGACGCCGAACCGGATAACTGGTATTGGGAACCTGACGAGTATTCAACCATGAACCGGACATTCAATTACTTCGGGCATATCATGGAAGATCATGTTATCTACGGGGAAGATATTTCCTTCTGTCGCAGATGGCAGCGAATTGGGGGAGAGTTGTTTGTTGAACCCCGCGCGACTATCGAACACTGGGGCGCACAGTGCTGGAAGGGGAATTACCATGAATTCCTCTGCACAATGCCCGGTGGATCGAAAGACCCTGCATTGAAAGATGCAGCATGATTATCTACATGAAGCATCCACAACACGGAACAAAAGTCGCCATTGCTGAAGATGAGGCAATCGAGGATGAAAAGAACGGATGGGTTCGTTATGAGGTAGCGGCGATTCTCAAGCCTATCCCGAATTTCCAACCAGAGAATAACGAATTCCTCGAATCATCTCCGGTGACTGAGGTTATTAACGAAGACGATATTTCCATCCTGCGGGACAAGTGGAAGGAGAAGTACGGAAAACTTCCCCACCACAGGAAGGGAATTGAAACACTAAAGGCTGAATTGACATGACAACAGCAGCGGATCAGATCAACGGAGCAATGAGGCTCCTGAACATATTGGACCAAGATGACACGGCAGATGCTACACAACTTGCCAACGGTCTGACCGCGCTCAATCAAATGATCGACTCTTGGAACACGGAGCGATTGAGTGTCTATGCCACACAAGACCAGCAATTTACATGGACAGCAGGAAACGCCAGTAGAACCCTTGGCCCATCGGGGGATTTTGTTGGGAATCGCCCGGTTCTCCTTGATGACTCCACTTACTACAAGAACGCCAGTACGGGAGTTTCCTACGGAGTTTCGTTCATCAATCAGGAACAGTACGACGCCATAGCCCTGAAGACCGCGACTACGACGTACCCTCAAGTGATGTTTATCAACATGGATTACCCAAACATCACTATGTACGTCTATCCCGTCCCAACTACAGATTTGGAGTGGCACTTTATTTCTGTGACAGAACTCACCCAACCTGCGACCAGTGGGACAACGCTGGCATTGCCTCCGGGGTATCTCCGGGCATTCAGATATAACCTTGCATTGGAAATTGCTGCTGAATACGGACTGCAAGCTGATCCAAGAGTTGTACGGATTGCTGACATATCCAAACGGAACCTGAAGCGGATCAACAATCCGGATGATGTGATGGCAATGCCCTACGCCATTATGACTAGACGCGCTCGCTATAACATCTACGTTGGCAATTATTGATGAGATTACCGCTTGCCCAACAACTGACTACCCGTGACGGACTCCTGACGAAGGACTCCAAGATAGTCAATGGATTTGTGGAATCCAAGGGAGAACAGTCGGCAGTGTTCAAACGTCCCGGCCTTACCTTGATTGGAACGATGGGAACCGGAACAGCACAAGGTCTAGTTTGTTGGCAGTCGTCCCCAAGAGCGATTATCGGGGATGTGTTGGAGACAGTAGGTGAAAATAACGTAGTCGATAGCTTCACTGCAACAAAATACACGAACGCATTGGTCAATTTTCTTTGGTCTGGAATCGCGTATGGGAATGGTCTTTGGGTGACTACCGGAGGGTCAAAAGCGGGGGTAAGTTCCGATCTTCAAACATGGACAGAAACCACCCTGCCTACCTCAAGTAACTATGGCGAGGTTGCGTACGGCAACGGGACTTTTTGCACAGCAAGTTACAGTACGTCAAAATCTGCAACTTCTACCGATGGGGTAACTTGGTCTTCTACGGGTTCGTTTCCTTTATCCGCAGGAACTATCCGGATGACGTACGGAAGTTCAAATTTTGTAGCGTTGCAGGGAATCGGAACGACCGCTTATGCTACTTCAACAAACGGGCAGACATGGACATCGAGAACCTTGTCGTGGTCGGTCAGTGTTACGTCTGTAGCCTCAAGCGGTACAACCATTATCGGGATGACTTCCGGAACATCCTACGCCATACGAACGACTGACGGTGGAGTTACGTTTAACCGTGTTGCAATGCCGTCCAATGGATCGTGGTATGTAGCTTACGGTGACGGTATGTGGGTTGCTGTAAAGGGGTCTTCTACTGCCGCTGCATACTCTTTGGATGACGGTTTGACATGGACAAGCTCTACCCTTCCTCAGAATGTGGCATGGCAAGGGATTGCACATAACGGAACCGGATTTGTTGCCGTTGTCACCTTATCGACGGTTGCTGCTTATACGGTAGATGGAATCAATTGGAGCCAACAGGTCATGCCTTCGGGCGGATGGGTACTTATCACCGCAAATGAAACTACAGGACAATTTGGATTAACGTCTGCAAGGGATTCCTGCTCTATTTCAATAGTTACTTCGTCAGGCCCAACGGCTACATCTATTCCTGTAACGGCACCAGGGTTTCAGTATGACATGATGCCGACGGGGGCTAGTGATGCGAACCAATGGCTGATGCTGAAAAATCCCTACGAAGGGTTCTACTTCAACGGAACAACGGTAACAAAGATCAGTGACGTAAATTATCCAACATCTACCGTTCCTGGGATTGCGTATCTGGATTCAACATTTTATGTGATGGATTCTGGGGCAAAGATATATGGGTCCGACCTTGGCGATCCGTCTTCGTGGAGTGCGCTTAATTACATCGTTGCAGAAGTAGAACCCGGCAATGGAGTGGCTCTAGCAAAATCCGCGAACTATGTAGTTGCTTTCAAAGAGTGGAGCACAGAGTTTTTCTATGACGCGGCTAACCCAACAGGTTCGCCTCTCTCCCCTGTTTTGAACGGATTTACCCTGATTGGATGCGCTTCAGGGTATTCGGTAGCCCAAGTCGATAAAATGACATTTTGGATTGCACAGACCCACCAAAAGGGACGATGTGTCTACATGATGGTAGGTGCAGACCAAACCCCGATTTCCACGCCTGATGTAGAACGGGTGTTGGCTTTGGATAATCTATCGACCGTCTATGCCTACGGCCTGAGAATCGCTGGACACATCTTCTACGTTTTGACTTTGGTAAATACTACCAAAACCCTCGTTTATGACGTTAGCGCGGAGAATTGGTATCAATGGACATCTTTAACCGCTGCGACTGCCGTGAGCGTTTCCAGCATTGTCAGGGTAGATAATCTTGCCACGGTGACTACTTCTACAGCGCACGGGTTGAGCGATGGCGATCCAGTGACGATTGCTGGTGCGAGTCAAAGCGAATACAACGGACTGTTCCAAGCTAAATACATCAACACAACTTCGTTCTCTATTGTGGTGACAGGGAGTCCTGTGACTCCTGCAACTGGAACAATTACATCGACTGGATATACGGAGTCGTATTTCAACGTCACCAAATATACGCACTGTTCCAGTGGAGATTTAGGATTAAAAGAGTCCGGAGGAACGATGTATAGAATCCTCCCCAATGTTTATCTTGATGACACGCTGCCAATCAATGCGTTAATTAGAACTCTCAAGTTTGACGGTGGATCAACTGCCCCAAAAAGAGAAGGGCGGTGTGAAGTGATTGGGAATAAAATATCCGATGTGTGCATGATTCGCCACTCGGACGATGACTATCAAACAAACTCCCCTTACCGCTATGTTGACCTTAATGCTGAAAGGTCGCAGATATGGAGACAGGGAAGATTCAGGCGGCGCAGTTACGAATTGCGCTTTATCGGAAATAACCAGATGCAATTAAGCAATCTGGAACTCGATTTGGAGTAAATATCATGTCATCATGGTCTGTCACTACTTCACTGGCCCCAAAGCCCGGATTTGTTGCTAATGGAAGAAATTCTTACATGGCTGGCGGGACTTTGGTTCGTCCGAACGCGGGGACCGTTTATGATCCGGTTCGCGGGTGGATTCAGCCCCCCCAACAAAATACTCAAACCCAAAATACTCAAACCGTGGCACAGCCGACATCCACAACATCGCCTGTCGGAACAGCAACGGCTCCAAACACGCAAAACGATTTCAGCAAATATATTGGGCAGGCCGATCCTTTCTCAAAGTATCGTGACCAGTACGCGACAAAGCTGAATTCATTGCTTGCTGATCCGTCTTCTATCCAGAATGACCCTGCTTACCAATTCAATCTGAAACAAGGCCAACAAGCGGTAGAAAGGTCTCAGGCAGCAAAGGGGATGGGGAATTCTGGAAACGCACTTACAGAGCTAATGCAGTATGGTCAAGGAATGGCATCAAATCAGTTTGGGAATATGGCAAATCTTTATGCAGGGCTTGCGGGCGCAAACCAGTCTCCTGCCGCTGGATTCTCTGCTGCCACAGGCGGGGTAAACGCCGGAACAAATGCGTTTAGTGCGTTGAATGACGCAAACTACAAAAATTCAATACTTGGAATTGCACAACAAAATGCAGGGGATGACCAGTTTCAAAACAACCTGAGAAACCAAATGTTGCAATACAGTTTCAATCAACAGAAAAACAACCAGTCGTCTTCGGTCGATCCTTATGCAGGATGGCTTTTTGGATAGGATAGAAAAATGAACAATCTTGCAGGTTATCTAAAAGACCCAAGGGTAATGCAGTTTATTGCTTCCCTTGACAAAGATGGGCAGAACCTTCTTACCCAACCATCACAACCTAACTTCATCCGTAATGAATCGACTGGCAACGTAACTAACCTAGGACCAAGCCAACCTAGTTCGGGAATGCAATTTGACTACGCATCTGGGCCTGTCGATGTAGTAGGAGCAGGGAAAGGGTATCGACTGAAAAATGACCCAATGGGCGTCTATGATACATCAGGAAAGAAGATAGCCGATATTAGGGTAGATACCCTGGCAACCAGGAAGCGTCTTCTTGAAGATTTGAACATTGCCGGAAAGCGTCAAGATGTTCAAAAAGGATTGCTAGAAAATGAGGAGAAGTTACGCAGACTTTCCTCCGGACTTCCTCCGGGCGTTTCTCTTAACAAAGGAGAGCGCTGGAACCCTGAAACACAAAGCGTGGAAATGATCCCCGGAAGCAGTGCCTATCTGAACCAAAGTGGGAAATCAGCTAAAGACCTCGATACCCTGATGACTGCAAAACAGACAGCCGACCTTGCCAAGACAAAAATTGACGAGATCATGGGGGACAGTGATATTGCAAACAAGAATTACAGTCAGGCGTTTCAATCCAATTTCGGCGGTTATAACGCCTATCTGTCACAATATCTTCCCGGAGATGCAACAGACGTACGCAAGAAAATTGAATCTCTGAAGTCAAACCTTAAAACCGCAGGTCTCCAAATGATGAGGCAAGGCGGCTCTATCGGACAGATGACAGAAAAAGAGTGGCCGATTGTAGAACAAGCGATTTCGTCGATTTCCCCTGCGATGAGCGAAGAAGAAGCTGCCTTACAACTTGCCAAGATAAAAACCTACATGGACAATATGGTCCAAAAAGCCCAAGACGTTTATTCTACTGAGTGGGGAGGTACGCAGTTTGATCGAAGCGGACAGTCTCCCGCGCTGCCTCCGGGGAATCTATCGGCATCCCCTAAGCGTATTTCTTCAGACGCTGAATATAACGCCCTTCCATCTGGCGCATCGTATATAGCACCTGATGGCTCTCGTAGGACGAAACGATAATGGGGTGGCAAGACGATCCTGTTGTTAGTGATGGGTGGCAGTCTGACCCGGTTGCCGACGCTCCCAAACAGGAAAAACAAAAGGGTTATATCGAAGACACCTACGACACTGCTAGAGAAGGTTTCCGCGTAGGGGGACTTCCCGGAATTATGGGGTCGCTAGCATGGAAAGGGTTGTCTAAAGACCTCCCCGCCGTTGGTGCATGGCTTGGAGATAAAGCAATTGACCTTACAGAAGGTTCTGGACTAAGCCCAAATGTCCGTGCGGGGATAGCTACGGCTGCTGATTTAGGGACTCAATACGCAGCGACTAGCGGCCCTGTGATGAAGGCAATAGGATCGGTGCCGGGAGTGGTTCAAGGAACTGCACGCCAATTGATGACTAGCGCACTAAAACCAACGGTTGCGATGCACCAAAGCGGAGACGCAGCAAAGGCAGTCGATACCCTGCTGAAATATGGGGTTAATGTGACGCCGGGTGGCGTAGATAAAATGGAAAAAATGCTGATGGCGACCAATGAAAAAATTGGAAAAGCTATTGGTGATTCATCTGCTACCGTAAGTAAATTATCAGTAGCCCAAAGGCTTAAAGATTTGGTTCCAAGACTACAACGGCAGGTCGCTCCGCAGTCGGATATTGCGGCAGTAGAACAGGTAGGTTCTCAGTTTTTGGAGCATCCTCTTTTGTCACAAGCCGATGAAATTCCGGTTGCCTTGGCTCAGGACATGAAGACAGGCACCTATCGGCAATTGGCAAAGAAATACGGGCAAATTGGGAGTGCTGATATTGAAGCACAGAAAACCCTTGCGCGTGGGCTTAAGGAAGAAATCGCTAGCGCTATCCCAGAAATAGCCGACCTGAACAAGATTGATTCTGAACTCTACAACGCCTTGACAGTAACCGAACGCAGGGTGTTGATGGACGCAAACAAGAACCCGCTTGGGTTAGCGCCTTTGGCAGTAAATCCAAAAGCTGCAGCAGCTTTCCTTGCAGACCGAAGTCCTGCGTTCAAGTCAATTGTTGCGCGGATGCTTAACACTGTAAGCAAGCCTCTAGGCAAGACGCCAAACCAAAACAGACTCAAGGAACTGATTGAAAATGGCACTCAGTAATCTCCCTCAACCAGACACTACAAGCGATGGGAAAACATCCTCACGCTGGATGTTTCTTTTGTGGCAGTACGTCACCAATTGGACAGGCGAAAACCAAAACACGGTTATTAGTACCCGTGTCTATTCTCCCCATCCACAACCATTTTATACCAGCCTGAATTCAGTGGATTCACAAAACATCATGGCTGGACAAATCTTCGGGAGTTAATACATGGCAACATATTCTCGCGTCTTGCTCAGTGGATCAACCAGCGGAAGAAATATCCCCGTAGCCGCTACTGCTACGCCCGGAACCCTTTTACATACCGCCGTGTCTGGTGCAACAGCGTTTGATGAAGTCTATCTATGGGCGGCAAATGTAACAGGAACCGCAGCAACGCTAACGGTTGAATGGGGTGGGGTAACTGATCCGGGAGACCACATGGTTAAGGCACTTTCTATTCCGGCGAATTCGCCTCCGATACCAATCGCAACCGGGCAAGTCCTTAATGGGGGTCTGTCTGTCAGGGCATTCTCTGGAACCGCATCTGCAATCAATATCACTGGCTTTGTCAATCGGATTCAATAATGCACATTAATCCATTTCTTCCGCTTAATGGGCCACTTGCCGGGAATCTGATGTTCCCGCAATTCTCTGCGGATGGAGCGATACAAAGCCAAGTTTATGCAAGGCGTAGCATTAGTGGGGAAACCAGTACATCAGGAACTGCGGCATGGGGAACCATCACAGGAACCTTATCAAGCCAAACCGACCTACAAACTGCTCTTAACGCAAAACAGGCAACCTTAGTATCTAGTACGAACATAAAGACGATCAACGGAGCTTCTGTTCTTGGTTCAGGTGATCTTGTCGTTTCAGGGGCTGCAAAGAGGACAATCGGGATGGTTTTTGATGGGGGCGGAAGTCCTCCTACCGTTGCAAGCGTTGGGTATATAGTCGCTCAATTCAGTGGGACTATAGATCAATGGTCAATTGTTGCAGACGTTTCAGGAAGTGCGGTAATTGATGTATGGAAAGCAGCGGGGGCAATCCCTACAATAGCGAATACTATTGCGGGAAGTGAAAAGCCAACTTTGAGTACGCAACAGTTAAATAGTGACACGTCCTTAACGACTTGGACAACGGCAGTAACCGCAGGGGATGTTTTTGGATTCAAAATTGATTCGGTAACAACCTGTACCCGCCTCACGGTTGAGGTAAGGGTTCAGGAATCTTAAGGAGATATTCATGGCGATTTATTCACTGGCTCTACGTACTACAGTCACAACCATATCAGCAGCTTCACATGCTTTCCTTTCACCTGCTACTAACGAAGCGGCTTTGATGGAATGGGGCTACTTCAATGGCGCTGCTACGGCTTGCGTAGTAGGGTTAGGTCGATCTGCCAACACCCCTACTCTTACAGGTGGAGTAGCGTTCCTTGCGGAAGATGAGGGTCGGCCAACTGGCCTTACTCAAGGGGCAGTGGCTTTTGGTACTGCTCCAACAGTTCCTACTCAATTCTTTCGTAAGTTCTCTCTGGCTGCCTTGATCGGCGCTGCTGTAGTTTATACCTTCCCACGTGGTATTACACTCCCCGCTGGTGGTCAAGCTATGGTGGCATGGAATATCACTGCCAACAGTGCAGTGGTGGATATTCATGCGGTGGTAGATGAATGAAACGCCAAACTCTTGATGATTTGCACGGCGATACTGTCGTCGCTCAGATCAAAATCTCTATGGCCCGCTCAGGAATGATGAAAGTGGAAGGGTCAATTACGGACTACGAGTTCGCCCTGCACATGCTAGATACGGCGAGGGATGTTGTGAATAACTATCACGGTAGGGTGAAGGATCAGGATAGTCCTTTGATAGTTCCTGCTTACGATACGTCACTGGTAGGAACAGAGTCTGAAAAGAAGCTCCTTGCTGCCCGTGATGAACTGGCGAATGTAATGTAATGGGCGTTCAACTCAGATTCGGTACGGCAGGGGCTACAGGGGGAGGATGGTCTGCCCAACCGGGGACATTGCAGCCGGCTTTCGACGAAAGCCGGCATGAGCCTAGATGGTGCTGGCAAGCCCGTTCTCCTAAGACATGGAGAGACCCTAACAACTGGACTTCCCGCTGGTCGTTTGGATGCCGTGTAGGATTTGGTACTCCAATAGGCACTGATGGGGCATCTTGGTACGACACGTCACAGAAAGACTTGTACGAGCCATATTCCTGTGATGGACCGGGTAATCAAACGCTGAAATTCATCAAGGGGCTTTGTGTTGATACGACAGACGCTCCTTTGTCGGGGGTTACAGTACAAGCCTTTAGAACCTCAGATGACTCTTTTGCAGGATATGAAGTGCAGTCACGAGAAGATGGTAGTTACGATCTGGCAACCAACTTCCCAGGCGTCAATCATTATGTCGTGGCGTATCTAGCAGGCTCTCCAGATAAATCAGGGACTACAGTAAATACTTTGGTTCCAGCCAACATAGACGGGACTTGATATGCCTTATTTCAATGTTCCCAATTTCTGCAAGGTGGTTCTAAGGACGCATCATGCCAATCCAACGACAGTTGTTTTACGCCCTGCTCCCTCTCCCTACCATTCGCATCATCGCTTTCCTGATGTTGATGATGTACGGACAGCGACTATTTACGGTCCGGGACAATACGAGCAGCAAGAATACCTGACGGGGACAATGAGTCCAGGCGGGGGTGGTGGAACAAGAATATACGGGATTATATCTTAACGAAGTATCAGTAAATCCGGCCCATAGAGGCAGGAAGGGAACAAGAAATGCAACAACGACAAAACGATACCGTGATAGCCGAGGTCAACCAGAAAATTGACAAGATACATGGCAGATTGGATCACCTTGAAAGCATCTCAGAGTCCCTTCATCGGATTGAAGAATGGATATCCACTGTAGTAAAGGTAACTCGCATCATGGAAGTGATTGCAGAGTTTGTCACTCGATGGGCGATCAGACTAGGCAAGCTGGCTGCTGCAACCGCTGCGGTGTGGTTGTGTATCAAGGGGTGTGCTGCTGATGTCAAAGCACTGCTGATACGATGAAAACCTCAGAAGCAGGGATTAACCTTATCAAGCAATTTGAAGGGTTTTCTGAGAAACCCTATGATGATGTTGTCGGTAAGAAAACAATTGGTTGGGGACATTTAATCAAGCCAGGAGAGTCGTTTAGTACCTTGTCAGACTCTGAGGCTACTGAATTGCTTGTTTCCGATTTGTCCCATGCAGAAGATTGTATAGAGACATTTGTTGATGTCGAGTTATCTCAACACGAATACGATGCTTTGATATCGTTCATATTCAATCTTGGATGTGGTGCTTTCAAAGGATCAACCCTGTGTCGGTTACTCAACAACGGGGACAAAGATGGGGCGTCAAAACAGTTCTCTCGTTGGTGTAAAGCCGGGGGAAAAGAAGTTGCAGGACTGACCCGTAGAAGGATGGCTGAACAGGCTTTGTTTAATGACTGAAGAACGTAAATCTACCCTCCGGCGTAATCTGAACGATATGGTTATGCGTGATGGTGAGATGCAGGAAAGCAAGGTTTGGTC